AAGTGCGTATATAATTTTTTCAATAAATAATACTATAATGACACGTATAGATTATAGAGCAAAATTCCAAGCATTAGGCAAAACTGAAGACGCCAAAGAGCTTGTTTATGGTCCAAAAAAGTCTGTTGCCTTAGGTGCACAGAACGAAAATATTTTGGCTCCAATATGGGATACTGATGGCCTATTATTTCCATACACACCAATGATTCAAATGCAACACGCCAACGTGGCTTTTGGGCAATATGATTTGCCTCATACAAATTATGATTATATGGCCTACTCAAAAACACAATCTCCATCGATGACTGTTACTGGTACATTTGGTGCTCATACCGAACCTGAGGCAAGGTATATGATTGCGGCTATTCATTTTTTTAGAACTGTAACAAAATCTAATTTTGGTTTAGCAGATCCAAAAAGAGGAACGCCTCCGCCAAAATTGGCTTTTAGTGCATATGGTCCTGCTATGTTTAATAGAGTACCTGTGTATGTTAGATCAGTTTCTTTTGGTTTAGACCAAGATGTAGATTACGTGCCAATTAGTTCAGGATTAGAAGAAACTGGAGATGGAAGTCTTGATTACTTTTTATCTAGATCATATTTGCCATTAGTACTAAACATATTTGTTGATGCAGTTATTAGTCCAAATCCATCACAGTTAAGAGACGAATTTAATTTAGAAGATTTCCGTACTGGAAAATTATTAGATAAAGGATTTTATTAATGTATAGTTCAAACAGTCCATATAGTAAAACGCCAATCAAAGGTGATTATCTTGATATAATGAATCCAAAATTTATTATTAGAGATGAGTCAGATGAAAGTTATGTTATTGAATCAAAATATGAAATGAGACCAGATTTGTTATCTCATAAATTATTTGGATCAGTAAAATATTGGTGGGTGTTTGCAGTAAGAAACCCAGATAAAATAGTTGATCCTATACAAGATTTCAAAGCAGGTTGTACTATTAGAATTCCTAAATTAGAAAACATAAGGTAAAACAAGATGCCAGGTAAAGGTACAGGTGGAACACATATAAAACATCCAGCACATAGGAATAATGTAAAGGATGAAAAAGTTGATTCAGATCCTAATATAGATAAAAGCCATCCATATTATGCTTACTACCTTGAAGGTAAAAAATACAAAGACGAAGCCGATAAAGCCAAAGCATCTGAAGTAGCAACTGGGGTATCAGAAAAAAATCAATATGAATTGGACGCAGGAGTATCAGCAGTTACAAACAATTTATTACCAAGTTGGATTGAAGGTAAAAATCATGTAGGGTATGATAGAGGTACAGACAATACAGGATTAAATTATATTACTGAAACTACAGAAGCTCAAGCAAAAGCAGAAAACAACGGAGAATCATTAAGTCAAAAAGATGTACAAGATATAAAAACAAAAGTTGAGAATGCTAATTCCCCTTACATCTATAACGATAAAATTATGGGAATGGTTGAAGGTGAAACTAAAGATAAAACGTACGACTTTTTATCTCACAATAAAGAAAAAAGTTTAGAAATAACTGTTGATCTACCAGCTACAAATTATGCTACAGCAGATGATGGATATCCTAACTATAAAGGAATGGACGATGAATTCAATTATAGAGGAGCATTCCAAAGAAATACATTACTTGACTATGATGGTCCAACATATCATTTTGAATTACAAATGTTATCAGATGATGATGCCATTGCGGCACAACGTCATATATTAGAAGGTAAAACATCTTTTGATGAATGGAGGCCTACTAAGGCACAACCAGTAACTATTGCTGAAACAGGATCAACTGTTTTAAATTTGCAATCATGTATGATTGAAGCAGTAGCAGGTCCAACGAACAATCAACATCGTGTTACAGGTGCTACAAATTTTCAAATGTCTTTTGCACAACCATTAGGGGTTTCATTTACTAATTTAATTGTAAATGCGGCAGTACAATTAGGTATGCCAGATGGATTAAAAGCAACATACTTACTAAAATTACATTTTATTGGTAGAGATGCAAAAACAGGTGCAGATGTTAATCCAATACCAAATACAGAAAGACAATTTTTAATTAATATAGTTGGTGTAGAACAAACTGTTGATACTTCTGGTGGTATATTTAATGTAACAGCCGTTCGAAGTGGTGACCAGGGAACATACCAACACGTATATTCAACAGATCGTCCAATGGAATTAAGTAATATTAAAACTGTAAATGATATGATGGAAAAACTTGCAGAAGCAATAAATGTAAATGAAATTGATAAACTAGCAATTGAAAAAGCAATATTAGACGAGTATTATATACACATTGAAGACCATGCAAAAAAAATATTAGCAGATGATGAAATTGTACCTACTGCTGGAGAAAAAGGAATAGCAAATGCAAACCAGTATGGTGCGAACAACGGTGATCAACAAGATGCAGATGCTAATGAAGGATTTGGTGATCAAAGATTATTAAGAACATTTAAAATTCCACAAAATACAGGTTTAAATCGAATTATGGAATTTGCTTTATCACATTCAAGAAAACTACAAAATCTAGCAAAAGGTTTTGATGAAAATGATAAAGATCCAGATTCAACCGACTCAGCTAAAATAAAAAAATATAAAAAATATATTTTTAAAATAAAAGCAGACGTTGTTAATATTGGTTGGGATATGTTACGTAATGAATATGCAAAAGAATATCATTATACTATATCATTATTTCCAACTATTAGACCAGAAATATTACAAGGTACATATTCAAAACAAGAAGAAGCAGTAAAACAAAAAGTTAAAGAATTACTAAAACCTGATTTTGGTGAAGGCAAAACAAGAACAAAATTTAGAGCATTGCGTAAAAGATATGATTATTTGTTTACTGGTATGAATGATAAAGTTTTAAGATTTGATCTTAAATTTAACAATAACTTTTTTATGGCTATGCATAGTTATCAAAATTTGTATGATAACATAGATGAAACTGTACAAGAGCAAATAAAAGAATCTGGTGATAGTTTAAGAAAATTTAAACAACAGCAATCTCAAGTACGTGCGGCGTGGAAGTCATATTTAAAAAGTAAAGCAGATAAAGTAGGCCAAGTAGGTTTTGATGCTACAACAGAAATGGCTTCTTCTGCAACATATAATCAATTTAAAAAAGAAAGAGAAGAATTAATAAACCAATATGTAGGTAGAATTCAAGATGGAACTATTGAGGGTGACCAGGGATTAGCCAGTAGATTACAAGATTTAGATTCATATGATAAAAAATTATCAGAAAACAAAAATAGAGTTGATGGTACTAAACCAAAAGAAGAATTTAAAGGTGGTGGAGCAGATGCATCACGCCTACCGCAAGAAAGAATTATTGGTGAATTAATTAATGAAAATGATTTAAGAAACAAAATAGAATCTGGACAAATTCCAACTCACGTAATGTGGGGTGTAACAAGAGATGCATCGGCTGGTAATTTTAATGATGAAGGACATCCTGAAAACAAAGGTAAGCATCAATTTGATGCTGTAATGCAGGCATCATTGAGTGATTTCCAAGCAGATATGGTTCAAATGGATATGGATATTAGAGGAGATATGTATTGGTTAGAAAGTGAAGGTGACCCACGTGCTATAACTTCTTCTTATTATGCAGGAGAAAATTATCTATTGTTTAGAGCAATTACAAGTGCAGGTGAACCTGATATAAATACTGGTATAGCAACTCCAGGCGACACTAAAAAAGAACAATTACTTAATGGTGTTTATGCTGTTGTAAATGTAACAAGTAGATTTGAAGGTGGATTGTTTACACAAAATATTAAAGGTCCACGTGAAAACTTTATTTACGATACAACACTATTAGAAAGTTTTAAGGAAGAATAAAATGGCAACTAAAAAAATACAATCAATTACATCTTTAAAAAATGCTGTTACTGATGAATTAAAAACTTTAGGCTTTGTAAAAAAATACGATAGTATATATGAAGCCGTTGTTATTAGTGCAAAAGATATACAAAAAAATGGTAGACTTGTAGTTAGATTAATTGGTGAAAATGTTAAAACAACTGATTTACCGGATGAATATGTAAAAAGTGAAGCACATTTAAATTTAACTGTCCGTTGGAGTTCTCCATTTGCTGGAGCAACAAATATCAGTAATACAATTAAATCTGGACTATCTACATTACCTGGATCTTCTCCAGCTAGTGATCCTGATAAAGTATATGATGGTACACAACGAAGTTATGGTATGTGGATGATTCCACCTGATGTTGGAAACAAAGTTTTAGTTATGTTTATTGGTGGTGATTTAGCCAAAGGTGTAGTTGTAGGTTGTTTATATCAAAATTTAATGAACCATATGGTTCCTGGTATTGCTAAATCTAGAACATTTACATCTGTAGAATCTGAATTAAAAGAAACTCCAACAGCAGAATATAATAAAGCATCAGATATTGCTAGTGATGTAGATTACACAAAATCAAGATCAAGTGATGGGTTAACTCCAACAGATAATATTAAAAGAGCTGTACATACTCCGCACTATAATGGTTTAAAAGAACAAGGATTAGAAGAAGATAACACTAGAGGATTAACAAGTTCATCAGCAAGACGCGAATCACCTTCAAAAGTTTTTGGAATATTAACGCCAGATGCAAATCAGTTTGTAATGGATGATGGTGATCAACAGTTAATTAGATTAAGAACAAAGTCAGGTGCTCAAATATTATTAGATGAAACCAATGGTAATGTTTATATTATTAATAAAAAAGGTACTGGCTGGATTGAAATGGACGATGCTGGTAAAATAGATGTATGGGCAAATGACTCAATTAGTATACGTTCACACAAAGATATTAATATAAGAGCAGACAGAGATTTAAATTTAGAATCAGGTAGAGATATTAATGTTAGGACTACACAAACAACTGCAACAGGACAGCCAAGTGATACTACTGGTATTTTGCCAGGAGTCAATGGTGCATTTAATTTAGATGTTGCAGGTGCTTTAAATATTAAAACTGTTGATGCAACAACAATAACATCAGGAAAAGAATTTCATTTACAATCATCAGCAAATTATCTATCTGCTATTAAAGTAGGTGATTCTTCGGGCAATACTGAAATTAATAGTGCAGGAAATCATCATGAAACAGCATCAGCAATACATATGAATGGTCCTGCGGCAGTGGCGGCTACACCATACGGTGGATTAACTGCTAAAGTTGATACTGATGGAAATTTATTTTTTACAAATACTCTTTATACAAGAAATAGTGAAGATAAAAGAAATACTGAAAGAGTTGGAACTATCCTAACAAGGTTCCCAACTAGAGAACCTTTTGCTAGGCAAGAATATACAGATTAATTACCAACCAACACCAACTGGTGTTAGCATATATTGACCTTTATCGTTGGTAACTTGCATACCATTTTCAATTTTAACTTTAGGATCTTTCATAAGTTCCCATTTACCTGAAGCCGTTCTACAAGCAACACCTTCACTTTGTTCCATTCTTGCACCAATTTGTACTTCTTGGATAAAAGAACGACAAGGTATTTGACCGTTTTGTATGTAGTAAGTTTCAGTTACCATTACACCACCTCTATGGCCAGTGTTTGGATTTTCCCAAGTAACAGGAACACCATCTTTAGCATATTCAAATGCTCTATAGGCAACTTTTTCGTGTTTGACAGTTTCATAATGATCTAATTGAGCTCCTACGTTACGTCCCCAATGCGAACCAAGTATTACACCCAAAATAGTTGCGGCATCTTTACCACTTCCACTACCAAATTGATTACCAATTACACCACCAATAACAGCACCACCTAATGTGTAAGTGTCTGTTTTAGAAACAGTTTGTCCTGTTGTAGCCGTACAATTAGTTAGAAATATAACAGCAAATAAACTTGCTATTAGTTTTTTTATTTTATACATTTTATACCTCTTCATATTCTTACTACTATAACACAATATAGAAATCTGTCAACCAAAAAAAGCCATAAAAAAAGCCTGCAAAGTATAGACTTTTACAGGCTTTTAATACTAAAGTGGCCTAATTAGGCAACTTTTCTTTGCATAATACGATATTTTACCGCACTTCTTTTAGTATCTCTAGTAACAAATCTTAGTGATCTGATATCAAAACCGTCTTGTCTCAACTCACAAATTCTTGCAGTTGGTTTCATGATTTTGTATCTAGATACTAATGATTTATTAGTTACTGTAGATCCAGTACCCCAGTAATACTGTAGGATTCTCTGTTTTTGAGTACCTACTTTGTACTGTGAAGCACCTTTTTTAGTTACGTTTTGTAAACCCATTTTATTCTCCAGTTCTAACAAGTTAAGTTTATGTATTACATAATAATACAGAAATTTGATTTTGTCAACCATTTTATTTAGGCCACTATAAAGTAAAGTAAACTTACTGCCGCAATGGCCATACTTCCTGAATTTAATTCAGAATGTTTGCCACTTAATGCTTTAATAACAACATAAGCAATAAATCCTAGTGCAATACCATAAGCAATATTAAAGGTTAATGGCATAATAATTGCCGCCAATACTGCCGGTGCATATTCACTTACATCATCCCATTCAATATCCTTAAGATTTCTTAAGAAGTATGTTGCAATGAATACAAGTGCAGGAGCCGTTGCAAATGCTGGAATACTCTGCGCCAATGGAGCAACGAATAAACACAATGCAAACAACACAGCAACCGTTACTGCCGTTAGTCCTGTTTTACCACCTTCTTTAATACCTGCACCAGACTCAATGTATGATGTAGTATTAGAAGTACCTGCTAGTGCACCAACTGATGTTGCAACTGAATCGGCCAATAATGCTCTGTCAATATCTTCAACTTCGCCATTCTTATTAACTTTACCAGTTAAGTTTGCAACACTTGTTAGTGTTCCTGCGGTATCAAAAAAGTCTACAAATAAAAATGCAAATGCGACTCCAATGAAACCTGACGTTGCAATTAAACTAAAGTCCATACTAAATGCATGACTTGGGTTTGGAATACTACCAACTACACCGCCCATTTCTGAAATACCAAAAATCCAAGCGATAATACTTGTTGCAATAATACCAATAATAATTGCACCTGGGATACCACGTTTGTCAGCAATTGCCATAATAGCAAAACCTAGTCCTGCTAATAGTACGGGCCAACTTGAAATATCTCCTAAGCCAACTAAAGTTGCCGGGTTATCAACAACAACACCTGCATTCTTTAAACCAATAATAGCAAGGAACAAACCAATACCTGCTCCTACTCCAAGTTTCATACTTCGAGGAATACTATTAATAATATACTTTCTTGCTGGTGTTATACTTAAACCAATAAACACTATACCTGCAATGAATACAGCCGCTAATGCCTGTTGATACGTATAGCCCATTCCAAAAATAACACCAAATGCAAAAAAGGCATTTAGTCCCATTCCTGGTGCTAGTGCTACGGGCCATTTAGCCCAAAGTCCCATTATAAGTGTACCTACTACTGCCGCAATAATTGTTGCAGTAAATACAGCACCGAATTCCATTCCGGTACCTTCAGTTGACAATATAGCAGGGTTTACTACCGTGATATATGCCATTGTTAAAAATGTGGCTAACCCAGCCATGATCTCAGTTTTCACTGACGTCTTGGCTTTTGCTAACCCAAATAGTTTTTCTAACATATTATTCTCCTTTATATAAAGATTAAATTATATTATAGCAAGTTTATTGAAAAATTACAACACACGATTGAGTTGTATATCCACACATTGTTGGCCAATGGTTATATTAAGTTAATCCTTGAGTCCAACCATGTCCATAAAGTTCTTCTATATCAACATAATCAGATCCATACTTTATTCGGTCAACGTGTTTTTGCTGATGTACACAAAGCCTTTTATATTCAGCTAAATCTTCTATTTCTGAAATTAGTTTCATTGGACAAGGATCATTTAATATATCATCTAAATGTTTTATAGCACATAATCTTGTACTATATGCAATTATATCTTTTTTTGTTATACCTTCGGTTAAACAAGTTAGCAATATATTTTTTCTATATTTGTCAATTAAATTCGATAATTGTTTTACCCTCTTTGGATCAGGATAAGGTGGTCTTCCCTTTTTCATAATTACTCCTCTTTATACTCTTGAGATCCTGGATTAGGTCCTTGCGGATTCATGACCCAACCTTCTGTTATGGCTCGTTTTTCTAATTCTTTTTTCATCATATTACCTTTAGTTGAATCACCGTCAACTATATTTTGTAATTTTTGTAAATTTGTATCTGGTATTGATTTATACCATTTGACAACATCTTCTGGAAATGTTTTTTCAAATAATTTGTTTCTTCTTACATCATATTGTGAATAAAATGATTTAAAATCTCTTTCACGTGATTCAATTGAAGATGTACCTTGATGGCCCACTTCTACTTCACGCAAGTAGTTTATTAATCTACTTACACCATCTTGTTCCATATCAAAAAATAACTCGTGCTTTTTTCCTACATTTTCTAACCAATTTTCTAAATTATCTGCTAAACGTTTTTTAATATCTTGCGGTAACGTTACTGCTGATTGAAAACTTGGAAAACGTAATATGTTAAAGCTCATTGCAGGAGCAAATTGTCCATAACGTTCTTTTAGTTTAATCATTTCGTCCATAAATTCTGTAATACTAAACAAGCACAATGCATTGATAGTCATCATCATGTGTAGTTCACGTACATTACCTTGTTCCATCATTTTATGAATATTACCTAACCAAGTATCCCATATTAATCCATCACGTATATATTCTGCGTGTGATCCAAATGCTTCGTTTGATGTATATAAATCAAACTCTTTAAACGCATGGCTTTCTTTTGCTAGTCTATCTATTAGTTCTGGTTTAGTTCCTAAATTAGAATTTACTGCTAATCGTACATCACAATCTTTGTTGCTTTGCCACCAATTTAGTAATCTCCAAAAGTCTTGCGACATAGTTGCTTCACCACCAGTTACTCTTAATTCTTGTAGTGTGTGTTGTAAATCTGATTCCCACCATTTAAAGAAAGCATCTACATAAGGATTGCCTGCATTTTTCTTTCCATATGGCATTGCCCATTTACCATCTTGTTGAAATGCTCTTGCACCGTCTGATACTAAATTTTGATAAGCACCGCTTTTCTTTATATCATTTTGCCATTGTGTTGAGAAACTAGCATTACAATATGAACAAGCATAATTACAATTGGCATCGAAAGCAATTTCTAATGTTTTTAAATTAACATCTTCTTGCCAATCCATTTCACTTGCTTCTTTAATTTGATCTTCTGTGTATATTACAGTTTTATAAACTCTATCAGAAACATTGTTAGGACCTAGGTCTTCAACTTTCCAACAATATTCACACTCTTTAGGTCTTTCACCACATTGCATTTGTTTACGTACCATTTTTTTATATTTGGTATTATGTATTGCTTTTGGATTTGCTAATACTTCTTCTAATGGTATTTTATGTGCAGGTGGGTGATGACAACTTGCTGTTGTTCCGCTGTTTAACCATACAGTAGCATTATACCATTTGGCACCACACCATGATGTCGATATTGGGTTAATTACCCTATCTCTATACTGTTGGTATGTTTCGTCTTTACGTTTTTTTGTCATTTTATTGCTTACACAAATTATAAAATTCTTCTAATTCCGGAAAAGTTTTGCAGAAGTTTTTATTTCTTCGTTTATCATATTCATCTACATATGATACAAAATCTTTTCGTACTTGTTTTATATTTAATCTCTCTTGCGGATTGGGTCCTGCGGCAATGTACTCTTGAAATCGTCTTAATTTAGCAATTTCAAAATCAAAGAATCCTTTATATGCGTTATCATGTGTTTCTGCATTTTCTAACATAATTTGTACAGAAGGATCAAGCATTTTAGAATAACTAGGATCAGCAACAACACCACTTAGATAACTAGGATGTCTTAATATTGCTGTATCTAATGTTATTGGTACTCTACGTTCATTGCTATAAAATTCTCTTTTTAATGGATGTATTATATCTACAAGTTTATGAAAGTTTGGTAAACTTAATAAACCAGTTGTACACATTATTGTTACTTTTGTTTTTGGTAACTCTGTTAATACACGACATATATTATCGTACCATTGATTAAAATCTAATCCATCTCTAATATATTCTGCCTGTTCGCCAAATGTATCTACACTAGTGTACAATCTTGTTAAACCAATTTTATCATCTAATGTAATACGTTTCATTTTTTCAATGTATTGATCAAAAAGTTTATCTGGTACACATCCATTAGAGTTAATTGCTAATTCTAATTCTGGTCTTGGATTATTATTAATATAATCTAAAACTTTAAATGTGTCTTTGGTTAAAAGAGGTTCCCCGCCTGTGATACGAAAAACTTGGAGGTTTTTATACAGGTCGGGAAACCATTTCCAGAATGCGTCAACATAAGGATTATGTTCACGATGAGGAATCGGTAATTTGCCTTCTTTTCGAAGCCATTGTAAATTATTAAAGTTATCACTTGTAGGATATGCACCCTGTGATTCAATTTCTTCCATCCATGAACTGCTAAATGCAGGTGAACAGTAAGAACATTTTAAGTTGCATACATTTGAAAAACTAACCTCAACATAAGTTGGATTAACATTTTCTACACCAACCATTTCAGAAGTTTCTTTTAAAAAAGGTTTAGCCCAGTACTCATGTGATTTAGAACTTCTATCGCTATAATGTTCTGGACCTAAATCTTCTACGTTCCAACAATACTGACATTCAGGTGGTCGTACACCTTTTAACATCAATTCTCTTTGTGATTTTTTATACTCTGTGTTATGTAAAGCACTAGGATTATTTTTTAATTCTTCAATAGGTACTTTGTGTGTTCTAGGATGATGGCAACTATGCGTGTGTCCATATTGCAAGTGTATCGTTGATTGATACCACTTTGCTAGACAGAAACTTGGAGATACAGCATTTAGTTCATCTCTGGTTTGTTTAATCTTAGGTACTTCATCTGTCATTTTAACACTTTGTAACGAGTAATTCCGTCAGTTCCTTTCTCTGTCACGAATGCTCCAGAGCGAGGTGGATTCCAATAAACTTTTTTGAAAAATGCAGAACCTTCTGCACTTAAATCATCTATTTGTAATCCAAGTTTACTTCTTAATTCTTTACCAAGTCTAACAGTTTCATTCCAAAGTTTATCTTTATCCCACTGATACTTTTCATGATGGCAAGTTTCATTGCCGCCTGCAAATTGTGGTTTAACTGTTTCATTCCAGAATTTAGTATGCCATTCAAAATCTCTTACATTAACAAAATCCCAATCTGTGCAATTGGTCATATAACAACCAAGTCTTGTACCGTACAATGCCCATAAACCATTTTCAACATCCATTCCAACTGATGCCCAAATTAAAAGTCTATGATAATTTTTATCATGTATATTCTTTTCAAAGTTAACCGGATCTACTTTAAATCCTCTGTCTAATGACATCTTAACACCTTCTCTAAACCCTGCTCTGTATGCCTGATAAGGTGTTGCATTATTATATACGTGTGAAAAGCATTCATTTAATTGTATGTAATTCATATCCCAACAAAAATCTACTGCTGATCCTTCTGATTCTGCGGCTTCATGTGTTTTCATATCAAGTACTGCTTGTTTAGGCCAACACTTAATACCACCATTACCATACATTAATCCATTAATGTTATTATAACCTGTAAAAGATATTACGGATTGATTTAAATTTTCTAAATCATAATCAGAAAAATCAAGTTCTAAGTCCATTAGTTTTTCCCAATTAACCAATTTATTATCACCGTCTACAGTAATAAATCTATTAGTATCACTTCTGTTTGCACAGGCTTTATGTGCCGCATCTGATCCTTCAACACCATGCGTATGTTTTGCCCATGGCACTTTATTTACAATATCTGCCCAATGTTCTTTGTAATTAGGTTCATCATAAGACAGATAAAATATATCAATATCTGCAATTTTTATTTTTTTATCAGCACTCATTGTTTATATCTCCACCATTAAATAATCATCATAAATTCTTCTCGTGTATACATTACAAGTATTTAACTCTCCTGTGTAACTGGCTGTTAACTTATCTTGTGTAAGTAACTGTACAACAGGTACATAATAACTTGCAAATAAATCATGTGGGTCACCTGTTTGTGTTATAAAGAAGTTTAGTATACTTGTTCCATTTATTACAAGCATTTCTGGATTAGTGAACTTTTGTTGTTTACCAGTAAGTTGATACTTACTTGCCATATATGCTTTTAGTGTAGGATTAAATTCAAAAGTAACTGTTTTTTCTTTTTTATTATGTACAACTCTAATATCATAACTTAAATCATCATCTGTTCCTGATCTAATTTTATGTAAAGTTTTATCAATTTCACGTATGTTTAAATGTATTTCTTTTTTCTTAATTGTAAAATCATCTGGATCTTTTGGATTTAATTCTATATAATACTGTGATTGTACTTTTGTACCATCAACAAATTCTTTTATGTCATCAAACTCAACTTCATAATAAGGATGTATTACAGAACTATCAACTTCTCGAACAATTTTAACAATGTCTTTTGTTTCTAAATCATAATATAATATTCTAGACGTTGACATATACTTGCTCCTCATATCTTTTTATAATTTCATCTGTAAGGAAATTCTTTGTAACATAATGTACTGGTAATGTTTGTTGATAGTTTCCAATTTTTAATCTACAATCTGGTGTAAAGTAAGCCCCAATATGTTTAGTCCAATCTTCTGTTGAACCTGATTTCCAATTTTGTAATCTTGCTTTCATGTGAACAAATGTTGGACAAGTTACTGCTGGATTTGTTGATTGTTCTACAATGTCTAACATTTTCATTGCCATTGCATATACAACATCAGCACTTAAAAACTCTTGTTTAGGTAATACTAATGCTGTGTCTCTATAATATTCCCAACGTCTAAATATATCTTCAACAACACTAAAGTATTCATTTACCATATTTGATTTTTTATTAAAATAGAAAAATGCTGTATATACATTTGGTAGCATATTTGGTCCAAATGTTTTTCTGTAATGGTTATCAATTATTGTTTCACCTCGATATGTTTGAACGTTTGTTGTTGCCATCATATCCCAATGTGTAAAGTATTCCCACCAATGGCTTAGGTCTGTCATAAACAACATATCAGTATCTAGTATTACTGTTTGCTCATAAGGTGTGCAATGGTAGTATTTCCATTTGTTGTTAATTTTCCAATCTGCCATTTGAGCGTCATCTTCAAAAGGTAATTCAATAACTTCATCAAATACTGCTCTATAATGTTCTGGTACATCTGATTTATTAATAACAGCAATAGATATATTTTTAATTTGTGATTGTGTATGCTTAATACTTAATGCTAATGCATAAGCCATACGTACATAATTAATAGATTTTCCATCTGCATCTTTAGAATTCTGTGCTATTACCAAATAACCTTGTTTCATTTGTTTACCTTATTGTAAATTTGTATCCAATTATCAACCTTTTCAATATTGTCAGCATCATACATAGCATTGTAACTATGCTTCATAAAGTACGTCTTAAGTCCAATATTAGCACCGGCTACTGCGTTTGTCCACTTGTCTTCCACCCATATAGCACCACTTCCTTTGTATTGTGATAGCCATTTGTTTTTTGGTTCCATAAATGGAATAATATCAATTCTTGCGAACACATCTGGAAATAAACTTTCAATATTTTGTTTTCGTAATGCGTTTGCATATTGATCTACACCCATTGATGTACAAGCAATAATTTCCCAACCCTCTTGTTTAAACTTTGGTAATATTTCTTGTGCATCTCTTAAAGGAGGCAAAAACCCAATCCATGCAGTATTATTATAATATTTTATAATGTCTGCTGTTTGATCTGATTGTGCAAATGTTGTAGGATCCCACAACGATACTTCTGGATAATACTGTTTTAAATATTTTTGAAAATGGTCTGACCAGTTTAATACTACGCCGTCTATGTCTGTTAATAAAATTTTATGCACTATACATCTCCACTATTTTTTTACTCTGTCGTACAATTGAATACTTGTTCATTACATGGACATTAACGCCATCTGTACGTGCTGGAATAAAGTTACCAGGCTCACTTATTTTCTCTAATAAAAATGATAGTGATCCTTTTGAATTTACATTATGAAGTTCATCATAATCTAATGTGTGTTGTAAAAAGTCGACTGGGAGGTTTTTAACTAATCGACTTTTTGCAAAACCATTAAACATATGAACAGCAATACTAAACGCATGATCATTTCTAAAGTTATATGTTGTAATACCATAAAGTGTTTTAAAATAAGGATAGTTTGATTTAATTGATTCTAGTAAATTAAAAAATATTTCTGTCTCAGGAGTTTTTCTAAAAAAGAAAACTGTTGCCCAATAAAAATCAATACCAAAGTCATCAACACGATCAAATTCTTGATGATGTCTTCCTGATAATAAATCATAACTTCTTCTGTTAATCATTAAATCTTCTTTATGTCCCCAAATTTGATTTAATGTATCATTGCAAATTAGATAGTCAACATCAATAACTAGTGTTTCATCATATGGGGATTGTGTAAAAACTGTTGACCTATTAATATTATAAAATTGCAATAAGTTAACTGTATGTCTTGTATCTCTATAACGTTTGTTATTTTCTACTTTGCGTCTTGGTTGTATTTTTATATTTTCAAAAGTACTGTCAATTAAACTTTGATCATATTGTGTTTTTAAATGTCGTACAGTACCTTCGTCAGTAATCAAAGTAATAGCATCAATACCCATATGATGTTTAATCATTAGAGCATTGGCTAATGCTATACTACCATAATCAATTTCAGAATTGTTATGTGCAAAAAATACTATACCTTGACTCATGCCTCTACTAATTTTGCAGTTCTTCTTTTGGTTTGCATTTCGCTATATTGTTTGTGGTAATCATTTGTTACCTCAAAATATCTTGATGTAATTTCTGTTAAGAACGATTTTAAATTTTCAATCTTAATAGGATTTTCATTAACATCTAGCAATACCATTTCTTCATATCCTTGTTGTACAAATGTACCAACAAAAGCAATTAGCTCTTGAGTTACTTTAAATGTACCACCTTCTGTTGAATATGATAACAATGCCTGGCTTTTATTTTTCAGGATTTGTTTTTGATTAAAGAATGTCTGCCTGTAGTTGGCAAATTCTAATGCTTTGTGTAATCTTTCATCACTCATAAAAAACCTCCGTTTATGTATAATATTATACATAACGGAGGCGTAAAAGTCAAATACTTTTTAATTATTATGCACTTACTTCTGTAGTTGTAGCAGAACTTGGGTTAGCAACTTGTACATAAGAGGCGTTATCCGCTCTTAATGTAGTAATTGTGCTAGTTAAAGTTCCATCAACTGCGTCAGCGCCTGTCCAAGCTGTACCTTCATTTGGAGCAGTACCTAAACCGCCACCAGTGTATGTACCAGTTTGTGCCGCGTGATCATCTTTGAAGTAAACAGTAAAAGTTAAAACAGTTGCTGAGCCATAAGCCGCGTTTGCTTTTGCTTCAATTGTCCAATCATTCGCTGAATAGTTTCCTTGACCTGTTGCTGTAAAAATTTGTTGATTTGAAGTTGTTAAATCATCAAAACCTACAGAGGCCGCTGTTCCACCTGATCCAGTGTATGTAGTTGCACCTTCGGCAAATTTTACTGTGCCTGCGTTTGACAATAAGTTAGTCCAATCAGTGTTTTGATCTGTTGAAGAACCACCTGCTCGTGATCCTGCAAATCTAATTTCACCGCCTGAATTAAAAAAGTGTCTAGCCGCATTCGCTGATGCAAAAGTTACTGTTAATATGTGTTGAACTGTTCCAGTCCATGATGCTGTTCTTGATGAAGTTACACCAGAATCAGTAGCCATATTAGACGCATCTGCAGTCAGCTTGTTATTTGTAATTAATGTGATATCTGCCTCTAAGTTAGATAATGGCAAAATGTTTCCACCAGCTGATACTGTGTTTGACGCATTCGTCAACGTAGTACCTTGGTGGTTAGCACCTTTCTGTAATCCAGAAAGTAAACTGTTCCATTGTGCCGCTGTAATTGTGTTACCTGCAGAAACCGCCGCGATTTCTGAAATACCATAACCACTATCTGCTGAGCCAGTACCAATAATTGTGTTAATGTTTGTAGCAAATGTGTTATAATCACTTGCTGTAATTGTATCACCTTGTTGGTAAGCCATTATTTTACTCCTATTGCAATTGGAATTAATTCGACTTCTTCCGAAGTCTTGTCGACAAGACTGCGGCCAATAACCGCACGGTAATCAACATTGTTCTCGTCTTCTACTAGTTGTGCTACGCCCGGTAGTGAACTAGAAACAATACGATCACCTTTACTTACTGTGCCGATAACTTTCGTTAGCACTCGACCTTGGTAAGCAATATATGGATGGGTTGCATCATCTCCAGCTAAAGCATTTAACTTTAGACCTGGTTTTTGTGATACTACGCCAAATACTTTTGTATCTTTAAATTTTGTTGTTTGTGTAACTTCTTTGTCACCTGCTAGTGCAACAACTGTTCCACAATCATATTCATCATCAGCTTCATAACGTTCTGCTATATCACCATATTGTGCAATCATTGCCTGTGCATAAACGTTTCTGAAAAACTTACCATCACCACCTAAATCAATTGATGCTGAACCTTGTTGCGTTGAAGATGGTTGACCTGCTGTACCGTGAGCAGGTGGAACAATATGTCCTTGTACTGTTTGTGGATTTGTTTGTGTTAATCTTAAAAATGATGCCGCACTATGACCACCTAATTGGTCTGCATTAACACCTTCTGATTGTAAACTATCCCAAGTGTTAACTCCGTGAATCAATGTACCTGTTTGTGTAGTTGTTGATGAACTTACTGTAATCGCCGCTGTAAAGCCATCAAAGATTGCTTTTTCAACTGTTACACCTGCACCTGATCCTGGATCAGCAAATCTAAAGTGTGCTGGAGAAACAACTCTTGCTACTTCAACTGCACCTGATTTTTTTTGTAAAACTTCTGCAATTACTTGAATTTTGTCTGAAACAACATAACCGTTGTTATTTGCCGCCGCATCATCAACGTGTGTTGCAGTTAATTCTATAACCTGTGTATATGATTTATCTGATGCTGATGCAAATTGTTTGTAACCTGTTGCAGAACCATCTACATTAACATTTAATTGTTTTGTAGATGTATTGTACCATAGAGAACCTTTTGTAGTTGCATGAGGATATGTTGTGCCTACGTGTACTGTTACTGGATGCCAACCTGTTGAACCTGATAATCTAACTTTTAAAGATTGATTTGTTGTATCCCACCAAAGTTGTCCTTCTTGTGGATCAGCTGGTGCTGATGTATTTGCATTGTTTTCTAATAATTTTATAAAATCTTCGGCAATAGTTTCACCGTAACCAGTGAAGTTTTTACCAATTAATGTAATACCACCAATAGAAGCAGTAGTACCGTCATTTACCGTTGAAACAATACTTCCTCTTGTGTTGTTTACTGTATATGGCATCGTTTATGTTCTCCTAAACTTTCAATCTTTAAAAGTAGTATATAAAATACTTACTTTATATTAGTTATTTATAATAACCACTACAATAATAAAGCTATATACTTAGATTATTGCAGTTGTACCCTGATAGTATATACTATCTCAATCACCCTATTTAAACTCTTTTGCACAGGATGAAATATAACGTGTGTTAATAGATATTCACTTGCTATACCACTTACATTATAAGCATAAATGCCTAA